GATCTTGTTGTTATATCTAGAACTGGTCAGATAGGTGAGATATACGAGATACAGAATTTTAAAATAGCATTGCCAAAAGCAGGTAGTGTGTATAGCAACAAAGAAAAAAAGTGGAAACAGTTTGAATATCCTAAAGAATTATCAAGACTTAAAAGTATATTTGATTGGAAAGCATATCCAGAACAAAATAAAGAACAGTGGCATGACTATATTGACGAAGAATTTAAACGAAGAGATGATGGGTTTTGGTTTGATAATAATGGGACGAATACCTATATTACTGGTACTCATTACATGTACTTACAATGGAGTAAAATTGATGTAGGTGCGCCAGATTTTAGAGAAGCAAATAGATTATTTTACATATTCTGGGAAGCGTGCAAAGCGGATAAGAGATGCTACGGTATGTGTTATCTTAAAAACAGAAGATCTGGGTTTTCTTTTATGTCCTCTGCTGAGACTGTCAATCAAGCTACGATTTCGACAGATGCAAGGTTTGGCGTTTTATCTAAGACAGGAGCTGATGCCAAGAAAATGTTTACAGATAAAATTGTACCTATATCAATTAACTACCCGTTTTTCTTTAGTCCTATTCAAGATGGTATGGATCGGCCTAAATCAGAACTCGCTTATCGAGTACCTGCGTCTAAGTTTACTAGAAAGAAGATCACAACAAACGAAAAACTTGAAGACATACAAGGATTAGATACAACTATAGACTGGAAAAACACAGGTGATAATAGTTATGATGGTGAAAAGCTAAAGTTACTAGTACATGATGAAAGTGGTAAATGGGAAAGACCTGATAATATTTTAAATAACTGGAGGGTTACAAAAACATGTTTACGATTAGGTAGTAGAATTATAGGTAAATGTATGATGGGCTCAACTTCAAATTCATTAGACAAAGGTGGAGAAAACTTCAAACGATTATATAATGCATCAGATGTTACTAAGCGAAACAGAAACGGACAGACAGCGTCTGGTTTATATTCTCTTTTTATCCCAATGGAGTGGAACTACGAAGGATTTATTGATGAACACGGAAGTCCAGTCTTCGATAATCCGGACCATGAAGTCTTTGACCCACACGGAGAGTTAATAGACATAGGTGTTATAGAGAACTGGCAAAATGAAGCTGATGGTTTAAAAGGTGATCAAGATGCTTTAAATGAATTTTACAGACAGTTTCCAAGAACTACTGAACATGCTTTTAGAGATGAAACAAAAAACAGTATATTTAATTTAGTAAAAATATACGAACAAATAGATTACAACGAAGAAATGTCTAGAACATTAGGTATTACTCAAGGTAATTTTCAATGGGTTAATGGAATAAAAGATAGCCAAGTTATATTTTATCCAGATAAAAAAGGTAGATTTAAAGTAAGCTGGGTGCCACCATCAAACATACAAAACAAAGTTGTAATTAAAAATGGTGTCAAACACCCGGGAAATGTACACATGGGTGCTTTTGGTTGTGATAGCTACGACATATCAGGTACTGTTGACGGTATCGGCTCTAAAGGAGCTTTGCATGGGTTAACTAAGTTTAGTATGGAAGACGCACCAGCTAATCAATTTTTTTTAGAGTACCTAGCAAGACCACAAACAGCAGAGATGTTCTTTGAAGATGTTCTAATGGCATTAGTATTTTATGGGATGCCTATACTCGCAGAGAACAATAAACCTCGTCTATTGTATTATTTACGAAGACGTGGTTACAGAGGTTTTAGTATGAATAGACCTGATAAAATATGGAATAAATTATCTGTAGCTGAAAAAGAAGTTGGTGGAATACCTAACTCAAGTGAAGATATAAAACAAGCTCATGCTGCCGCGATTGAAATGTATATTCAAGATCATGTAGGTTTAAGCACTGATGGTATTTATGGTAGTTGTTATTTTAATGAATTACTAAATGACTGGGCTAAGTTTGATATAAACAAAAGAACAAAGCATGATGCATCTATAAGTTCTGGTTTAGCTATAATGGCAAACAACAGACATTTATACGCTCCTAATGCAAAGGTAGAAAAACCTAAACTAAATATAAGTATTGCTAAATATGCAAACAAGGGTAATACATCTAAATTAATTAAAAAATAAATATGGCAGATTCTGTTATCAATAATTATTTTCCAAGCCAAGTCGTAAGTGATTTGGAAAAAATGAGCTATGATTATGGTTTAAGTGTTGCTAGAGCGATAGAAACAGAGTGGTTTCATGTTGATAGAGGTTCTAATAGATATAGAAGTAATCAAAATGATTTTCACAAGTTAAGATTATACGCTAGAGGAGAACAATCGATACAAAAGTATAAAGATGAGTTATCAATAAATGGTGATTTATCTTATTTAAACTTAGACTGGAAACCAGTACCTATAATACCTAAGTTTGTTGATATAGTTGTAAATGGTATAGCAGAAAGAATGTATGATGTAAAAGCTTATTCACAAGATCCATTTGGCGTTAGCAAGAGAACAGAATACATGGAGTCTATACTGTCTGACATGAGAACTAAAAAAATTAGCGAGTTTACTGAACAAGCTTTTGGTATGTCACTGTTAGATAATCCAAAAGAATCTTTACCAGATTCAAAAGAAGAACTAGACTTGCACATGTCGTTAACATATAAGCAAGCTGTAGAGTTAGCAGAAGAACAAGCTATCAGTGTTTTGTTAGAAGGTAATGATTATGAATTAATCAAAAAAAGATTTTATTACGATATTACAACAATAGGTATTGGTGCTGTAAAAACAAGTTTTAATACATCTGAAGGTGTTACTATTGATTATGTTGATCCAGCTGACTTAGTTTATTCTTACACTGAGTCACCGTACTTTGACGATATATATTACGTTGGTGAAGTTAAAATGATACCTGTAAATGAACTTGTAAAACAATTTCCACATTTAACAGAAAGTGATTTAGCTGATATAGTTAAAAACAAAAGTTACCACAAGTCTAATTACCACAACAGCAACTACAATTTAAACGAAGAAGATAATAATAAGGTTCAAGTTTTATATTTTAATTATAAAACATATATGAACGAAGTTTACAAAGTAAAAGAAACATCTACAGGTGCTGATAAAGTTTTAGCAAAAGATGATACGTTTAATCCACCACAAGATATGGAAGGTGAATACGGTAAACTGCAAAGATCTGTAGAGTGTTTATATGAAGGAGCTTTGATACTTGGTACTAAAAAATTACTTAAGTGGGAAATGTCTAAGAACATGATGAGACCTAAGAGTGATTTTACTAAAGTAAAAATGAACTACGCTATTGTTGCACCGCGTATGTACAAAGGAAGAATAGAGTCTTTGGTTGGTAGAATTACTGGTTTTGCTGATATGATACAGCTTACACATTTAAAGCTACAACAAGTAATGTCTCGTATGGTACCTGATGGTGTTTACTTAGATGCTGATGGTTTAGCTGAAATAGATTTAGGTAATGGAACAAACTATAGTCCACAAGAAGCGTTAAACATGTTTTTCCAAACAGGATCTGTTATTGGTAGATCATTTACTTCAGAAGGTGATATGAATCCAGGTAAAATACCTATACAAGAAATACAATCAGGTTCTGGTAGTGGTAAAATGCAAACTTTAATTCAAACATATAATTATTATTTACAAATGATAAGAGATGTGACTGGATTAAACGAAGCTAAAGATGGTAGTACACCAGACAAGTATTCTTTAGTTGGTGTACAAAAACTAGCTGCGGCTAATTCTAACACAGCAACAAGACATATACTACAATCAGGTTTGTTTTTAACAAAAGAAGTTTGTCAATGTTTATCAATGCGAGTTTCAGATATATTAGAGTATTCGCCAACAGCAAACGCTTTTATACAGCAAATAGGATCTCATAACGTTGCTACATTAAAAGAAATGTCACAACTACACTTATATGACTTTGGTATATTTATAGAGCTTATGCCTGATGAAGAAGAAAAAGCAATGCTTGAAAACAATATTCAACAAGCGTTATCTCAACAAGGTATTGATTTAGAAGATGCTATTGATCTTAGAGAAATAAAAAGTATTAAACTTGCTAATAGATTATTGAAGATAAGACGTAAAAAGAAAAAAGAAGAAGATCAAAAAATGCAGCAAGAAAATATAAAAGCTCAATCAGAAGCTAATATACAAGCTCAAAACGCTGCAGCAATGATGGAAGTTAAAAAGAACGAAGCAGTTACCATGAGTCAATTGCAGTTAGAAGAGGCAAAGGCTAATTTCAAAGCTAAAGCTTTAGAACAAGAAGCAGCTATTAAAAAAGATTTAATGGAGCATGAGTTTAGGCTTAACATACAATTAGAACAAGCTAAAAACCAGTCTGTTGATGGTAAAGAAAAAATGAAAGAAGATCGTAAAGATGAAAGAACTAGAATACAAGCTTCTCAACAAAGTGAACTTATAGAACAAAGAAATAACGGTAAATCACCTAAAAGCTTTGAGTCTGCAGGTAACAATAACTTAGGAGCAAGAGGTATTTAAAATTTATTAACTATTATTATATTATATTATGGAAGAAAACGTAGAAAACGTAGTTGAAGAAACTACACAAGACCAAGTTGTCGCTGATGAATCTAAATTTGCATCTGCTGGAGACGACACTATTTTAAAGGTAGACTTAAGTCAACCACCACCAGAACCAACACAAGATGAAACTAAAGAAAATAACCCTGACAACGAGGGAGTGGTTACAGAGCTTGATAATGCCGAGTCCACAGAAAAACAAGAAGAAGTACAACCGCAAGAGCAAGCACAAGAAGCTCCAGTATTAGAAGAAATTACAGACGAAGAAGTTAAAGAGCAAACAGAAGATTTAACTGAAGAGATAATAGAAGCTCAAGAAACTGGAAAAGCTTTGCCAGAGAATTTACAAAAAGTTGTAGATTTTATGGAAGATACAGGCGGAAGTCTAGAGGATTATGTAAAACTTAATCAAGATTATGCTAGCTATGACAATGATACATTGTTAAGAGAGTATTACCACAATACAAAACCTCATTTAGACAATGAAGAAATAAGTTTCTTAATGGAAGATCAGTTTTCATATGATGAAGATGCTGACAATGAAAGAGACATAAAAAGAAAAAAATTAGCATTAAAAGAGCAAGTTGCCGATGCTAAGGCCCATCTGGACAGGCAAAAGTCCAAGTACTATGAAGAAATTAAAGCTGGATCGAAACTCACTACTGAGCAACAGAAGGCAGTTAATTTTTTTGATAGATACAACAAGGAGTCGGAAGAAAGTCAGAGAATAGCAGAAAAAGGTAAAAATGTATTTGTAGAAAAAACTAATCAAGTATTTAACAACGAATTCAAAGGTTTTGATTATAACGTTGGTGATAAGAGATACAGATATAATGTTAAAAATCCTGATAACGTGAAACAAACTCAAAGTGATATTAATAATTTTGTTCAAAGATTTACTGATAAAAAGAACGGACAAATTAATGATGCTAAAGGTTATCACAAATCATTATTTACAGCTATGAACCCAGATGCTATTGCTAATCATTTTTACGAGCAAGGTAAAGCTGATGCTATGAAAAATAGCGTTGCTAAATCTAAAAACGTTAGTATGAATCCTAGACAATCGTTTAGTAATGAAAATACTAGTGGTATGAAAGTAAGAATAGTTAACGATCAGCTTTCTGAAACGGCATCTTTTAAATTTAAAACTAAAAATAAATAAATAATTAAAAATATTAAAAAATGGCAATTACTAGAAGAACGGAGTTTCAAGCTGCACCAGTGCAAGCTGTTACTTCACAGAATTACTTAGACATCCAAAACAACGGATGGGCACAGCAATACTTACCAGACTTAATGGAAAAAGAAGCTGAGGTTTACGGAAAACGTACAATCTCTGGTTTCTTATCTCAAGTTGGTGCAGAGGAAGCTATGTCAGCTGATCAAGTTATTTGGTCAGAACAAGGTAGATTACATCTATCTTACGAGTGTGACATGTTAGACGTTACAGCAAGTACAATTAATATCACTAAAGATATTGATGGTGTTGCTCAAACAACTACACACGGTATTAGAGTTGGTGATCAAGTATTGATCGCTGGAGGTGGACAAACTGTTACAGCTCGTGTAAGCGTTGCTGCTGCAGGTAATCAAACTATTACAGTAACACCTTATAGATTTGCACACATGACAAATGCAGGTTTTGCTAATGGGGACAACACATGTACTATATTAGTATTTGGTTCTGAAAACGCAAAAGGAGTTGCATACGTAGGAGGTAGATCTAACGAGCCAGCTTTCACTACATTCACAAACAAACCAATCATTTTAAAAGACATGTATGAGGTTTCAGGATCTGATGCTGCTCAAGTTGGTTGGGTTGAAGTTTCTGGTGAAGAAGGACAAAATGGTTACTACTGGTACTTAAAAGCTGAAGGAGACACAAGAGCTAGATTTACTGATTACTTAGAAATGAGTATGATTGAATCAGAGTTAGTTGCTGCTGCTTCTGTTATTGCTCTACCAACTGATGGTGGTGCAGGTACTGCGGGTACTGAAGGATTATTTGCTGCAATCAGATCAAGAGGTAATCAAACTTCAGGAGTTACGGGTACTAACCCTTCTACTGATTTTGCTGAATTTGATTTAATCTTAGCTGAATTTGACAGAAATGGTGCAATTGAAGAAAACATGATGTTTGTAAATAGAGCTACGTCTCTTGCAATGGACGATATGTTAGCTTCATTAAACTCTGGTTATTCTGGTGGTACTTCTTACGGAGTATTTAACAACTCAGAAGACATGGCTTTAAATTTAGGTTTCTCTGGTTTTAGACGTGGATCTTACGATTTCTACAAGTCTGACTGGAAATACTTAAACGATTTAGCTACTAGAGGTGGTATAAACAATGCTGCTACTGCAGGTGAAGATATTAGAGGGGTTGTTATACCAGCTGGTACTTCTTCAGTTTATGACCAACAATTAGGTAAAAACCTTAAGCGTCCTTTCTTACACGTAAGATATAGAGCTTCTCAGTTAGAAAGCAGAAAAATGAAGACATGGGTTACTGGTTCCGTTGGAGCTGCTACGTCTGATCTTGATGCAATGACTGTAAACTTCTTATCAGAAAGATGTTTAGTTACACAAGGTGCTAACAATTTCATGTTAATGAACTAAGCACAAAACTTTAAAAGAGCCGGGGCTTCGGCCTCGGTCCTTTTATTTTTATTAATTTTATTATATATTATATTATGGCAAAGACAAAAACAAAAGCTTACGCTGGAGATCCTGGTGATGAGCACGTAGAAAAAGTAATACCGGTTATGGAAACACCAAAACCAACAAGAGTAGAACCAAAAAGTCAAAAAACAAATGACGGCTGGAAAATACAAGATAGAACATACCTTTTAACAGACGGTTCAAAACCTTTAAGTAAGTCAATAAAAAGTGCAGGTATATATCACTTTGATGAAGAAGTAGGTTATGAAAGAGAAATGAAGTATTGTGAAAATCAAAAAACTCATTTTGTTGATGAAATGAAAGGAGAAATGAGATTATCTCATATTGTATTTAGAGCTGGTGTTTTATTTGTTCCTAAAAACAAAGTTACACTACAAAAACTTTTAGCGTTACATCCTTACAACGGTAAAGTTTTTTATGAATTAAAACCTCAAAAAATAGCAGAGTTCGAAGTTGAAAACATTGAAATAGAAATAGAAGCTTTAAATGCTGCTCAAGGCTTAGACATTGACATGGCTGAAGCAGTTATGCGTGTAGAACTAGGTTCTAGAGTTACTAAGATGAGTTCTAAGGAGCTTAAGCGAGATTTACTATTATATGCTAAGAGAAACCCTAGTTTGTTCTTAGAATTAATAAACGACGAGAACGTACATCTTAGAAATATAGGTATTAGAGCTACTGAAATGGGATTATTAAAACTATCACAAGATCAAAGAACTTTCACTTGGAAAGATACTAATAGAAAATTAATGAACGTACCATTTGATGAGCATCCATATTCAGCTTTAGCCGCTTGGTTTAAGACTGATGAAGGTATGGAAATCTTCACAAATATAGAAAAAAGATTGAAGTAAAAACCTTGTAGAAGCGGTCGCTCTACGGGGCGATCGCAAACTACAAACAAAAAAGAAATATGGCGGTAAATATAGATACAGTATATCAAAGAGTTTTAGCTTTAGCTAACAAAGAACAAAGAGGTTACATAACGCCTCAAGAGTTTAATTTACATGCCAACCAAGCTCAAATGAATATTTTTGAGCAATATTTTTATGACACTCATCAGTTTCAAGCTACTCAAAAAGGTAACAGCACAGAGTATTCTGATATGATAGATTTATTGTCAGAAAAAATTAGTCCTTTTGAAAAACACAAAGTAGCAGTTAGCATGTCAGGTAACACTGGTACATTAGCAACTGATCTTTATAGGTTAGGAACTGTATTCTTTGCTGTTGGTGGTACAAAAGATGTTGAAGTTGAAAGAATAGAAAAAAACGACTTTGCATATATAGAAAACTCACCACTAGCATCACCCACAACAAACAGACCTGTGTACAATCGTACATCAGCAACAAAAATCAAAACTTTTCCCTCAGCAACTATAACATCTAACGTTACACATAACTATGTAGCTAAGCCAGCAAAGTGTGAGTGGGCATACGTAGTTGTAAACGAAAAAGCTTTATTCAATGGAAATCAAGCTGTAGACTTTGAGTTACACGCATCTGAAGAAGAAAGTTTAGTTATAAACATATTAGAGTTATCAGGAATAACAATTAACAAGCAAGGTTTAGTATCAATAGCTTCTAATATGGAGAATTCAAACATACAACAAGAAAAACAATAATAAATGGGATTACTAGGAACTACATCACAACAAACATATCAAAACTCTGGCGACCTTGGAAGTTATCAATACACTTCTCTTGAAGATATTATTAATAATTTTATCGTTGGGTATGTTGGTGAAAACAAATTAATAGGTAAAGTAAGAAGAACAGATGTTGCTTTCCACGCTCAAAGAGGATTAGCAGAATTAAGTTATGATACTTTGCGATCTAGAAAATCACAAGAAATAGAAGTAGCACCAAGTTTAAAAATGTTGCTACCACAAGATTATGTTAACTACGTAAAAATATCGTGGCATGATGCTAATGGTATGGAAAGAATACTATACCCAGCTTTGAATACAAGTAATCCTACTGCTATACTACAGGACGGTAACTTTGATTACAGTTTAGATAGCAATGGAGCTTTGCAGTTTGCAAGCGAGTCTGATACTTGGAAAGCTTTTAAAGCTACAACACCTAGCTCAACAGGTAATTTAGATGCAGATTCAGATTACTATGCTGATATGTTTAGCGGTAGATTTGGATTAAGTCCGGAAAAAACTCAAGCTAATGGTAATTTTTATATAGACTATGCATTAGGTTTTATACATTTTAGTTCAAATTTAAATGGTGAGACTGTTACTTTAAAATATATAAGTGATAGTCTAGGTGTTGACGGCGATCAAATTGTTCATAAATTTGCTGAAGAAGCTTTATACAAACACATTGCTTACGCTTTATTATCAGGGTCAGCAACAGTTCAAGAACATGTAATTAGAAGATTTAAAAAAGAAAAGTTTGCAGCCACAAGACAAGCTAAATTAAGACTATCAAACATTAAAATTGAAGAACTTGCTCAAGTAATGAGAGGCAAGTCGAAACAAATAAAACACTAGTATATGGCTGAGCTAAAGCATAATTTTACTAAGGGTCGAATGAACAAAGATGCTGACGAAAGATTAGTGTCTAATGGTGAGTATAGAGATGCCATGAACATTGAGGTTTCTACTTCTGAAGATTCTGACGTTGGTACTATACAAACAACTTTAGGTAACACTTTAAAATCAGCTACTGGAACAAGCACTGCGTTTACAGTTGGATCTATTGTAGATCATAAAACAAACAAAGTATATTGGATGGTTCACAACGACCAAAAAATTGTTGGAAGCGGTATCACAAGAGACATGATTGTAGAGTACAACCCAAACACAGAAACAAACAAATATGTTTTTGTTGACATTTATAAGGTTGTATCTTCAATAGGAACGTCAAATGGTGGTGCCGTTAAATATTTATATATAGCTCTTGGCAATAGCACAGCAACTAATAACATTACTGGTATTAGAAAAGGTATGCAAGTAACAGGTACTTTTAACAATGTGTTTTATGGATCAAATTCACTATACAATATTACTGTTGAAGATGTAGAGTTTGATGCTACTTATGGATGGAAAATAACTTTAAACAGAGCAGTTCAAACAATAGCTGGTGAGCAAGTAAATTTTATAGCAGAAAGAGTTTTAAACTTTTCAAGAAACAGATTAGTGTCAGGTATAAATATTGTTGATGATATGTTATTCTGGACAGACGGAGGTTCAGAACCTAAAAAATTAAACATTATAAGAGGTATAAAAGGTACTGGTGGTTCTAGAACTTTAAATACAAATGCAACAACTACTTTTAATGGAGACAATTTCAACCATCATACTAGACTTGTTATTGATGATATAGACAGTGCACCTGGTGTATACGAGGTTGTTACAAATAGATTAGCTACGTATCCTGTTTTTTGTAAAGAATCACACTTAACAGTTCTTAGACCAGCACCTCAAACAGTATTGCAATTAGAAATGTCTAGAACTTCTTATAATAGAGGTAATGGAAATACTGGCGCTGTAAATAGAACTGATGCTCAAGCAACAATACAATTTTTTGATCCACTAGTTACAACCCAACCTTTAGTAAGTGGTAGTTTGGTGCAAGTTACTTTTGATCAAGCACCTGATTACAGAGTTGGAGATCATATAATAATAACAAACGACACAAGTGTTTTACCAACAGACTATACAGATTATAAAGTTAGATGTAAAGTGTCACAAATACCAACTGGTCACACTAACAATAATTTAATGTTAGGTATATTTGAGTTAGAAATTATTACAATTTCTCAAGACTTAGTTTACAATGCTAACGGTGAACAGTTTTTTACTTTGCTAGAACAAAAAGACTCTGTGTTTGAGTTTAAATTTCCTAAGTTTAGTTATAGATATAAATATACTGATGGTGAGTATTCAGCTTTTGCACCTTGGTCTGAAATAGCTTTTTTAGCTGGTAGTTTTGATTATGAACCTAAGCACGGTCACAACTTAGGTATGACAAATCGTATGAAGTCTTTGTGTTTAAAAAACTACGTACCAGAACCTGGAGAGATTGGTGCATCAAGACCTGGTGATGTTATTGCTATAGATATTTTATATAAAGAGTCTAACAACACAAACATATACACTGTTAAAACAATAACTTCAAACGATGACCACCCTGTGTGGCCTGATCTTGCTACAAAAGCTTACGCAAGAGGAGAGTTAGTTATTGACACAGAAATGATACATGCTGTTTTACCATCTGATCAATTTTTAAGACCTTTTGATCTTGTTCCAAGAAAAGCCAAAGCTCAAGAAGTAACTGGTAATAGACTTGTTTATGGTAACTACACACAAAATTATAACGTTGATGAAATTATAAACATTGAAACAACATTGCAAGTAGGAAGTTTTGTTACAAACTCTGACACAGGGCAAAAGTCTGTAAAGTCATTAAGAGATTATCAAGTTGGAGTTGTTTATCTAGATAAGTATGGTAGAGAAACACCAGTTTTAGTTGGGCCAGAAAAAGGATTTAAAAGAGTTGGTAAAGTATTTAGTGATAACTTTACAAAGCTAAGAGCTAAGCTTACAAACCCTCCACCATCATGGGCTAAAGGATTTAAGTTTTATGTGAAAGAACCTTCTAATGAGTATTACAATTTAGCAATGGATAGATGGTATAATGCTAAAGACGGTAACATATGGATAAGTTTCCCTTCTTCAGAAAGAAATAAAGTTGACGAAGAAACTTTTTTAATACTTAAAAAATCACATGCTAAAAACAACTCTGTGGCTAACGATGTTGGTAGGTATAAAATACTTGCTATAGAAAACGAAGCACCAGAGTATATAAAAAAAGATAGAAAAAACTTAGGTGAGATATTTGATAACAGTGCTAAAGAACATATTGGTAACGGTGGTGATGGTTTTCCTTTTCCAGGTTTTAACTATATAGAAGTACCTTACGCAGCTTTAAATAATAGTAGCATTGTTGATATAGATGCTTCTGGAACTGTAAATCCTAAATCACCACACTTACAAGATAATCTTTTTATACGCGTAGGTGGTCCTGATCATCTTAGTGCGGAATATGAAGTTGTTGGTATTTCTAATACTGGTCAAGGTGGTAATTATAAGTTTAGATTAAACAAACGTTTAGGTGATGATTTAGAATTTACTTCAACAGACGGAACATATGCTAATAGAATTAGTGGTTTGTTTATGCAGTTGATACAATACAGAACAGAAAACAAAGCAGAGTTTGATGGTAGATTTTTTGTTAAAATAAATCAAGATCAAGTAATAAGATCAAACGTTATTGGTGATAAAATAGACGCAAGAGACATGATCGTTTATTCAGCAAGAAATCTTAGATATGTAAAATCTAAATCAACTCATCCAAACCACGCTGGTATGCCTAACTCAAATCAATGGCATGGTAGTAATAATTTCAACAGAGCTTGGGGTGGTATTGGAGGTGTTAGTGATCACGATGATATACATAATAAACTTGATGTAAATGGTTATTCATATTGGAAAGGTTTTATAAAGTTTAATAGAAATGGTAATGGTAGTAAGTTCTTTATTGATGAAGACAGTATAGTTACTATAGGTCCAGATGGATCTCCTGTTAGCTCTAACTTAGCAACTGGTGATATGGCTACTAAAGCTTTTTGTTTTCCAAACATAACAAACAGTGATAGTTTAACTAAACACGATGGACAAAAAAATACTGGTTATGGTGGCAATAGTGCTAAATATCCAAAAGGAATACACCAAGGAGCTAATGAGCCTGTTGGTAGTAGAATAGATATATCTTGGGTAGGTTATGAAGATTCTAATTACCCACAAAACTCTCCTCCAGTTTTCTGGAGTCAACATGGTCAAGACATTGCACCTGAAGATTATGAGTTTTCAAAAGAGTGGTTTCAAATAGGTACTAAATTTAGATTTGCAGGAGATGATGATGAAACTGTTTACACGGTTAAAGACTATCGACATGAGTTTGGTCTTAGAAACTTTCAAACTATAAATGGAAATATTCAAACATCTAATAGAAATAAAGGTTCTGTTTATAGAGATAAATGGACTTTAAAAGTAGAACCAGCTATAGTAAGAACAGCAACTGGTTTTTATCCTACTGATATAAGACATGACGGTACACAAAACCAATTGGTTGAACTTGTTAGAAGTCACGTAGAGAATGGTGTGGCAGAGTTTACTGATAATCCTGGTATTTTTGAAACAGAACCAAAAGAAGATGTTGGGCTAGACGTTTATTACGAAGCTAGTGTTACATATCCAACACAGATAAATTCTGATACAAACGAAATGTTTGCACCTATAGGATCAACAGTAAGTGTTCTTTCTACTAATCAAAATGCAACTGTTTCTGCTGGCTGTAAGGTATTTAGCTGGAGTGACAACACTGTTACATTAGACGGTTCTGTTACTGATCCTAACCAAGGTGAAATACTTGTATTTACTAGACCTGACGGTGGAACTGTGCAAGCCAAAGTTGAAGCTATTTCAGCATCTACACAACCGCAAGGAGTACACGTTGCTACTGGTTTAACAATGTTTAGAGATGTAAGTAATCAAAGATTTACGCTAGGATATACAAATTGTTTTGCTTTTCCACAAGGAATAGAGTCTGATAGAATTAGAGATGATTTTAACCAAGTTACAATAGGTAAAGGAACTAAAGCATCTACCGTGCTAGCTGAACAGTTTAACGAAGAACATAGAAAGTCAGGTTTAATATTTTCTGGAATATACAACTCTATGACTGGTGTTAATAATCTAAATCAATTTATAGCATCAAGTGGTATTACTAAAGACTTAAACAATCAATACGGCTCTATACAAAAATTATTTACTAGAGACAACAACATAGTTGCTTTTTGTGAAGACAAAGTATTGAAAGTGTACGCTAATAAAGACGCTTTATTTAATGCTGATGGTAGTTCAAATGTTATTGCTACTAACAGATTTTTAGGTGACGCACAACCTTTCGGTGGTGATTTTGGTATATCTAAAAACCCAGAATCATTTGCTCAAGAAAACTTTAGAATATATTTTACTGATAAATCAAGAGGTGCTGTTTTAAGATTATCTAAAGACGGTTTAACTGTTATATCTAATCAAGGTATGGCAGATTACTTTAGAGATCACTTACCACTAGCAACAGATTTAATAGGTAGTTACGATAAAAGAAAAGGTTTGTACAATATTACTTTACATGACAAAGGTGTTAATCCAAACGGTACTGGTATTGGTGCTGGTATAACTTACACACCAAAAGTAGATACAACCGTAAGTTTTAGTGAAAAATCTGGTGGTTGGACTTCTTTTAAATCTTTTGTTCAAGAGTCTGGTATAAGTTTAGACAACAACTATTACACATTTAAAAGAGGTGAGATATTTCTTCACCACAGCAATCAAGAAACAAATAACTATTACGGTACAATTGCTAACTCAACTAACGGAGCGTTTTCAAGTGTAACAGTAATGTTAAACGATTTACCTGGTTCTGTTAAAAGCTTTAACACGTTAAACTACGAAGGAACACAATCTCAAATTGATTTATTTCAAACGGTAACTGTTGGTGGTGTTGTTTATAACGATGGAGAGTTTTACAATTTAAAAGCTAAAAAAGGTTGGTTTGTAGACTCTATGATTACAGACATGCAGACAGCTAGATTAAAAGAGTTTATCGAAAAAGAAGGTAAATGGTTTAATTACTTATACGGTGAAACAACTACATTAGCTAATTTAGATAGTACAGAGTTTTCGTATCAAGGTATAGGTCTAGCTGAATCTATAACACACAACGGACCGTCACCTATTTATGGTTGCACAGATTCTACAGCTTTAAATTACAACCCAGCAGCTACGATTAATGATGGATCGTGTTTATATATTAATAACCCAATACAAACAAATGCTTACTTGTGGAACAATATATTACAACCTTGTAAAGGTAGTTGCTTACCTAATTTTACTACAGCTGCTGATTACGATTTTACGCACACTATAACTGTAAGCTCTAGCTTACCAGCAAATACAACTGCTACTGTGGGTGCTATATCAGTACAACCTTTCCAACAAATAAATGGCTGTGCAGGTACACAAGCAATTGATGGTGTAGCTCCTGACAATACAAATATAGATCCTGTTTATACAATAGTATTTACAGCTGATGCAGGTTTCAAGTTTACAGGAATACCATCAGCAACCGTAACTAGTAACGACGCAAATACTTCTATAACTGATTACACTATAACTCAAACAGCTCTTGTTTACGATAATAATTCAAATTTAACTGGAGCTACATTTACAGTTTCTTTTGTAACTCCTGGCGCGGCGATGACAGTTCGTGATGATATAAAATGGAATATATGTAACACTAGAATACCAACAACAAACAATAGCACTTATACATTAACAGTACAAGACGATCCAAACGATCATTAAAATATGGGACATAACGCAAACACAAACTATACAGTAAGCCAAAGCATAACTAGTGAATTTAGTGGTGATTCAGTAGCTTTAGGAACTCTACCAAATCAAGGTGGTATAAACGGTAACGTTATATTAACTATAACGCCAAACACGGGTTTTACTGTTAATGCTTCAGATTTTACTATTGGTAGTTTAGCTGCTGATAGCACTGTTACGGTTACGTCAACAACAATATTTAACCCATCTACTGGAAATGCTTTAAGTGTTGTTCAGTATAATTTTATTAGTGTAGGTTCTGGTGGTACAGCTTCTTCTTTGCCAGGTGAAGTTGAAAGTGTTGCAATGTTCAATAGCGAGCATGACTATGACAGCACGGCAAACGTATATGTTCCAGTTACAGCTAACAACGTTGTATATGTTTACGTAAGCTTTATGAACAATTTTGTTATGCCTTCTGCAAATCTAGTTTTGAATATAGACATAGACGGAACTGCAGGCACTACAACTATACAATACCCAGCGGTGTTTGAGACTTGGACAAGTCCATCAAGCAGTGATTACACTTTAACCGCTGTTGGTAATCCTTTGTTAACTAACATGCTTTTAAATCAACAGATAAACACTACTAATAATAGTATCACGTTTTTAAAAACAATATCAGGTTTAGTTGATGATGGCGTTCAAACGCTTTTGATGACAAAAACTTTTACAGCTACCTCTGGTTTTTATTTTACAGACATTACAGAGCTACAACAATTCACACCTTTTGGTTTAGATGATTGGTTGCCTTATTTTCAAGTAATAACATCAAGCCAAGTTTTTAATAGCAATGGAGAAGAAACTCAGAGAGTTATTGAGATTTACTATACAAATCCACCTGTTAGCAACCCACTTGGTTTAGACCCAACGTTTGGTGGTAGTATATATGGTTTAGGGTTTTTATATGAATACATAATTGGAACTCAAGCAACAGTATACCCATTAGCTGGTGGAGGAACTGGTGGTATTTCACCACTAACACCTCAACCACCATTCAGCGGTATAGTTAACACAACCGCAAGCACAGCGCTTGGTGGTGAAGTTGAAGATGGAAACCCAGCTGTAACATCTACACCAGATACAACTTTCTTTGGAGAAGTTAAAAACGTTGTTTTAGACACAGCTAAAGAAATAAACTCTAACGGCGAATCAAGACCTATAACTTTATATGGTACTCCAGGAGCAACTTATTCTATAACTATATCAGATGGTAGTAAAACATATACTGATAGTAATAACACTTTTACTTCTGGAGCTACTGTAATTGAAGGTACAATAGGTAGCGAAGGAGTAACAAACCACTTGATAACATACCCAGCGGTTAGTGCAACAACAACTTATACTTTTACGTTGAGTAGTAGATTTGGAACTAATTTACCAACCGGTATTGTTGACGGTGCTGCCGGTAACTTAGGTACTATAGTTGCTAACATAACAAGAACATTTACATTGTCTTTTGCTTCTGCTAGTGATATATCAAACGACTTACCTGCAGACATCGTATTCTCTTATTCTACATTAAGCGAAAGACCAAGTAGAACTTGGAAAGTAGAAGTAGTGGGTGATGTTGGTGAAACGTTTGTAAGTGTTGCTGCTACAGATGATTCTCCAGATGCAACTGTAGTAGCTGCAATGGCTGTAACGGCTGGTAGCGCTAGTGGTTGGGAATGGTCTTTATCAGGTTTTAATCTTATTCATGGGGGTATTGATTCCGATGGAAGAGATAGATTTACAATGGGAGGAACAATAACTGTTCAAACACTTGGAGGAGCAAATGTAAAATATGCAATTGCACTAGACACAATAACTAACGTATCATAATATGCCATTAATAACACTAACATTTCCAGCAATATTAGATTTAAATGTATCTTGTCAAGTAGGTGATACAGCTTACTTTAGTCCAACAACTAGTGTAGCTGGTTTTAACACATCAGCACAGTCAGATATTGTTGAAATAGGTTTAATAACATCTATAACATACACTAATGGTCAGTGGGTGATCGTGGTTGATACATTGCTTCCAAACGGACAACAACCAGGCACTAGTGATTTTATTAGTTTTTCTAAAAACAACACAGCTAACTTAACAAGTGTGCTTGGTTATTATGCAGAAACAAAGTTTGTAAACTCTTCAAGTATAAAATCTGAACTATATTCAGTTGGCAGCGATTACTTTGTAAGTAGTAAATAAACGTTAAAAAGTGTAACTATAATATAAATAATTAACTTATATTATATGTCTGATAATTCGGTAGTTACAAAATCAAAAGTAATTGAACTACAAAATGAGTTGCTTAAAAATGTTGATAATGAAAACATTATAGGTAATAACGGTGAAGTAGTTAGAAGTGAAGTATTTCCACTAAAACATAGTTTTGTAGATGGTATATATGTTAGGCAAATGGAAATGAGTAAAGACTCTATGGTTGTTGGCGCTATACATAATCACGAACATTTATGGTTTTTGTTAACAGGTAACATAGTAATATTAGCAAACGAAAAAACTGAAGAGTATATTGCGCCATGTTATGTTAAATGTCCGCCAGGAATGAAAAGAGTTATATATGCTGTTAGTGATAGTATATTTGTAAATATACACAAAAACCCAACAAACACACAAGACTTAGATAAATTAGAAGCTGAAATAGTTTCAGGAAGTTACGAAGAGTATGAAGAATATCAAAATAAAAACAAATAAAATATGAGTTTTATAATAGTAGGAGTAGCTGCTGCCTCAGGATTAACAAAGATAGGTATGGCATTAGCTGGTCGTAAAAAAAGAATAGCAGAGCAAAAATCTGCGAACAAAGAGCTTCAACAAAGAAGAGATGCTTACGAAAGTTTAGATACTAGTAACCCGTATTTAAACATGGAAAATACTATGGAAGATTTAACTGTAAATCAACAACAAGCACAGTTCCAAAAAGATATGGCTCAACAACAACAGTCAAACATGCTGGGTTCTATGCAGCAAAGTGGTGGTTTTAATGCTGGTAATATACAAGCTATGGTTAACGCTGGATCAAATCAAGCAAGACAAGCTTCAGCTAGCATAGGTCAACAAGAAGCACAAAACCAAAAAGCAGAAAGATCTATGGCTGGTCAGATACAAGCTAAAGAAAGAGCAGGCGATGTATATTCAAGAGGTCAGAAAAAAGATAAAGCTGAAACATTGTTTGGTATGGCAATGACAAGATCAAAAGAGTCTGACGAAGCTAGACAAAGAGCAGGGCAAATGATTGCTAGTGGTGTTGGTGATTTAGCTAGTGCAGGTATAGGTGCTGGGCAAGCTGGTGCATTTGGAGAAAAAGCTCAAACATTTTTATCAGGACCTCAATAAAACAAACAACATGGCGAAGAAATTTAAAAAACATATGATGTACGGGCCAAAAGGTAAATCTAAAATGGCTAACACTCACAAAGAACATTTAGCTTTAAAGAACAAAGGTTATGGTCATACTAAAAGTCCTTTAAAAATAAATCAAGCTTTAATAGAAAACTATAAAGGTGTAAATAAATATACTAGAACTGGTGGAGGTACTAGAATACCTGAAATGGACGTTAAAACTGTTGACTCTATGTTTAAACCTATGGCTGCAACTGCAAGTCAAGGTTTAGAAAAATCTTTTTTAAATCAAAAACCACCAAAACAAGAAGAAGAAACAACTCCAAAAGAAGAAGCAACACCAAAAAAATCAACAAATACTAATCTTGTTTCAGAAATAATTAAAGAAGATCTACCAAAAATAAATGATAAAGACGCTCCAATTATTGATGGTCGAACTAGGAAACAAAAAAGAGAAGAAAGAAAACAGGATAAGATAGAACAGCAGATAAAAAAGGAACAAGAAAAATTAGACAAAAAAGATAAAGAACAACAAGGGCCAAATTTAAATGATAACTTTGATAAAACAAATTATGAGCTTAGAAAAAATAAAAGTCTTACATTAGAACAAAATACACTAGCTGGTGATCCAAAACCTACAAGATTAAGAGTTAGAAGTGTTTTTGATAAAGGTAGAAGAAATGACAATGTTGTTGAAGTTAATGGACAACGTATGTCTAATGAGGATTTTCAAGAGTCTTTTGGTACAGCAACACGTAGAGGTAGTGATCCAAATAGAAAAGGTCCTGGTGATTATGATTTTCAGGGTTCGTTAGCGCCTAATTCACCTTTTAAAAAGCGTGAAGATGATCAAGAAGCGTACGATCCTTTAACTGATCTTCAAATGAGAAATCCAAACATAGAAAGAGAAGTAGATACTTACATTGAAAACACTAGTTTGGTAGGTGATGAAAAACTAGATATTTTAGGAGCACAAGCTAACTCTAGAGTTTTTGATTTTTCAAAACAATTGAAAGATCAAGCTAATATGTACATTGAATCAGAGGGTAACAGTAAAGTTGTAAACGATTCTATAAACACATTGAGAGGTTTAGCACAAAAAGTAAACAACTTAGTTGATAAAAAAGCCGAGTGGATAGAGAACAACGGTGGAGGTGAGGCTGGTAAGCGTGGTTTTTCAAAAGGATCTTCTGGTAAAAATAAGTTTATGCAAAATTCTATATTTACTGAAAGAGATGATTTGTATAAAATGATATTACCTTTGCCTGAGCAAACCGTAAGTGGTGACACAAAGTTTGGAGATATAGAATTTGCTTTTGGAGATTTTAACGATGGGCAAAGACCAAACGCAGTTGTAAAGTCTGGTCAAATATTTAAAGATGTGTTTATGAAACCAGAAGGTAAGTTTGCAGATTTTAGAAAAGCAGCTGTAAAACAAGGTGAAAATTCTAGAGACAGAAAACCATTTAATGCTTATCATGCTGAGGTTGTTGTAAACGGTTTGTTAGATTCAAAAGAAAACGTGCTAGCTTTTGCTTGGGATGATTTTGCTGGACCATCTTTTATAGATCAATACTCAGAAGCTCGTCCTAACGAAGATATTAGCTGGGCAGATGTTGATGATCCAAAATTCAGCGAAGATAGATTAAAAAAAGAAGTTGGTTACTGGCTTAATCAAAAGCTTAAAACAGAGCATGAGATGACAAAAGCAAATAATCAAGCTATGTCATACTTAGACAAAATGTCACCAGATGAATTAATAGCAAAATATTCAAAATAATATGGCTGAAACAATAGAACAGGTAGAAGAATTAACTTTAGAGCAAAAAACAAAGCTTGCTAATACTATAAAAGGTATGAAGGACGATGGGGTAGCTGACGAAGTTATTCAACAGTCTGTTATAGATATTAAGCAAAACTTTAAAGATAAAAACTCACAAGCTATTGTTGCAAAAAATTTGTTTAGAGATAGTGTTATGCTTCCTGAAGTTGAGATCAAAGGTGGAGATGGAACTATTACTAAGAATGACTTAGCTACAGAAAATAAAAAAGTAATTTCAGACAAAGGTAATAAATATTTAAACGGAATAAGTTTAGAGCTTAGTCCAGACTTTATTGGAAGTGAAGTTGAGCTTAGTGATCCTACGAAAAGCGAAGATCCTGACTATGAAAGTTCTAAAATAAAGGTTGGGAAATTTACAAATTATATGAACGAAGACTACGCTGTGCAAGCGGAAACTTTTATTAATGAAAAAATAGACACAAAACTTAAAGAATTAGAAGAAGATCCTGATGTATTTTTTGATGCAAAATTGTACAATGAAGCTCATCAGTACATGTGGAAAAACACACCAACAATAAATCACCCTACAGAAAATAGATATTTAACTGTTGATGAGTTAGATGTTGATCAATTAGAAGATTATAGAAAAGAAAACTACGATAGCATTTTAAACAGTTGGATTGACAGCGAGGAAGGTCAAGATGTTTTTACTCAAATAGAACCTGAAATAACAAGTTTTGTTAATAATCTTTTACCAGATATACAAACAGAACTGATTAACGGAGACATTGATTTAGAAGAAGCTACTTATAAAATAAGGTTAGCATATGCAGATGGTCTTAGCAATTCTTTAAAAGATAACGAACAATACCAAACAGCTAATCAAACAATAGTAAGATCTGTTATGAGTAATTATGACAGCACAATAAATGATAAGAAAAACGGTGAGTATGTATCTACTTTTTATCCTCCTTGGTTACAAGGCGATCTTAGTTTTTTCCAAGGTATTTACGATCAAGCTTATATATATGCTCCTAAAGCTGCTAATCTTAATAAGTTAGATGCGAACAGTCAAAAACATAGAAATGTTTTGCAAAACCTTAGAATAATAGATGATTATAAAATTGGTGGAGATGAATTGTTTTTAGCAAACCCATATACAACCGAAAAAATGTCTCACCATATTAGAGAAGAAAAAAGATTAGGTAAGGTTTTTTTCTCTGGTATAGTTAATACTTGGATGGGAGAAAAAGAAGATGGTGTTTATAAAAACAACTTTACTCTAAAATCTGGTTACTACGACAAGCAAGAGCTTAAAAACAAACTTCTTGATTTACAAAAAGCTTATCAATTTGAAATGCAATTAGCTATTGCTAAAGACTCTGATTTTAAAAAGAAGATAAGCGCAATGGGTGATACTACTTTTTTAAACGAAATGTATCAATTTACTGCCACTGTTGATGATTGGCAAAAAGAATTAGGTAAACAAACGTTTAATACTTTTGCTGGTATGTTTACAGGATCTTTTTACAGTATTGGTATAGAAAGTGCTGGTGCTTTTGGTGAACTACTTGATGCAGATGCAGTTAAAAGAGTTGGCACAAAAGCTTGGGACGGTATGTCTGAAGAAAAAAGAAATGAATACAGACTTCGTATACTAAACGATGGTCTTACAGATGAAATGATTACCACTATGATTCATGGAGGTGTTGATGAAAGATTTGTAGATTCACGTGCTGGTAACATAAGTAGTAAAGCTAAAAGCGTTGGTATGATAAACGGTGTTTTAGAAACTGGATCAGATGGTTTTGTTCTTTTTAGGTCAGGTAAAATTGTTACAAAACTAATACCAAAAAGACTGTGGGCTGAAATGATGAAAGGAGTTTATGTAAACGCTATTAAAGCTGGTAAGCGATTAACTAAAGAAATGTTAATGACTGGTCTTGTTATAGAACCTATTGTAGAAAACTTACAAGAAATAAGTAAAGAAACAGCTTTGTTTTCTGAAGGCAATGGTTGGGGTTATAGCTTAAATGAAGCAGCTAACTTAACTGCAACTACAATGTCAACAGCTACGTTTATGCCTCTTGGTGGTGCTGTAACAACTACAATAGCAAATCAATATCAATACTCTACAACAGATAGCGCATTAGCAAACGACATTAAAAAAGTTGAAGACAAATTGTTAAACGAATTAGCTAAAGATCCAAAAAATAAAGAATTACAAGATCATTACAACAAAGCATTAGAAATAAACCAAAAATTTCAAGAGATTGTTGACGATGCTACTTATGAAGACATGACTAGTTGGATTAAAGATGAAGACTCTAAGCTAGAAATTATAGAAAATATAGGTCAGCAAGTAGATGTAATGAAAGAGCTTGGTGTTTTAGAAAAAAGACTTTCAAACTATGAAGGACAAAGTTTTGAAGGTGATAAAGAAATAGAAAACCCTATAGTAACACAACAACAAGCAACGGTTAAAAAACAAATAGCAGAAAAACAAAAACAATTAGTTCAACTGCAAAGCGAAGTAAAATACGTTCAGCTGACTCAAGAGTATATGAACGACTTTAATAAAGAAGCTATTATAAACAATGGAGATAAAAACTCTGATTATGTGTTTTTAGCTTTTGAGAACAACAGTGAAATGATTACTTATTTAATTAATCAAGGTTTAGACCCAAACACTAGTGAAGGAGCTGCTTATATAAAAGCTGTTAAAGAAGGACGTAATTTTGGTAGTTTTTCAGAGCTTAAAGATGAAAATGGAAAAAACATTATGGTTATTAGTGAAGAAAACACTTTTGACTACATAAAAGAAAATGCTTTAACTAGTGGTTTTATTGCTGGTAACGTTATTTTTCATGAAAAACTTCATGCAAATTTAAGAAACTTAGGCGGTAAAAAAATACAAGAAATATCTTTTAACTTACAAAGAATTTTAAACACAAGTATTCCTGGTATTCATGATTTTGCTAAGCAGCAAATTATTATGAGCAAGTATGAAAATGGTAAAGATTATAAAATAAACAAAAAAGGTGAATTTACATATCTTAGTCCGTTAGTTGCTGAAGAATATATTGCTAAAATATCTGATGGTTTTGCTGGCTACACATTACAAAGCATGACAACAGAAGGTATGCAGGCTTTAAGTGATTTTAAAGATACTTTTAGTGAAATTTCTCAAGGAAAACTAACTAATGAAAACATATTAGCGTTTATTAAAAGTTACAATAAAAACGATTTGTCTGGTCCAAGAACAGAGTCAGACATTTGGGTTGATGAAAATGGTATACCATCAAATTTCTATTACAATGAAATTGATATTGTTGACACTATGGACGATTTAAGAATGGCAGCTTCCTCAGAGTCTACTGTTACAACGTTTGTTGAAACAAAAAACTTAATGTACAACAATCCTAGTAATGAAACAATACTTACTAAGACTAAAGACATGATGGGTGATTTAATAAACGTTACAGATAATGTTAGAAAAAGTAAATCTTTATTAGATGAGCTAACAATAATAAACTCTGGTAGTGTTGCAAAAATATTACAAAAATCTGGCTTTAGAAACGAGCTTGAGTATATACTTAACAAAGAAGATTTTGAACTATCAATGTTAAAAGAGTATGCTACTTTTATGCCACGCTGG